GCCTCTATGACTGATTGACTAGGACCACTATGAACACTCTCACGCCCGTAACTTCGATGCAATAAGTCTTTGTTATCATCAATCAATTGCCTCAAAGCACCTTGACGTTTGCGAATTAAATTCCTGAAATACTCTTGGCCAACTTTATCATCTAGCAATTCAGCGGCTCTCAATTGTTTTTTCGCCTTTCGGATAGAACTTTCCATGCGTCGTTGCTTAGCGACTGTCTTAGCATTTTCTTGCGCCACTTTTGGCTTAGGGGGCGATGGGATACCAATATCATCTGTTGGCAACATTGAGTACCACCGATGATTGCAATTAATACCATTGCATCCTGCCGGCTCTTTCCAGCCATAATCGTAAACAGAAGGCAAATACTGATACTCTGGTGGTGCTTCATTTGTTGGCACCATTAAAACGAACTTTCCTTGAATTAGTGCACAGGCATCACGAGCAGCAGCATGACTACTCATAAGCGCTGTAACGATATTATATTCACTGATTGCCCGTTCAGTCCTCAAATCGTTGTATACTCGACGTGTGGTAGATTTAATAACCGTACGAACATATCTTTCCAACGACCATTCACGCCCTGCTTTATCCGTAAAACTAGAAGCTATTCCTTTTTCTACCATTTCATAAACAGCTGATTTAAAGGCTTGTTCAGAAGTTTGGAAACCTGTGAGTGTTTTAGTTACTGTATCATTTAAAACATGCTGATAGGCTTTTGAAAGTGGGTTGTATTGGTAATTCGTGTTAATCAACGTCTGATTGATATGATTATCTAAATCTAACCACTGACTATCAAAATACTGGTTAAGAATTAAATCTAAATTGGACCATTCGCTAACAGGACCACCTACAAGATTTGCTAACTCTCGGTTGGCTTCGATATTGAAGTCATAACCTTGCTTGACTATGATGTCCTTTAATTGCCCTTTGGTAATATTAACTGTTTCAGCAACTAATTTCTCAATCGTTGACATGTTCATCAGACGCAGCTGTTGCAATTTCTCCAATTGCCATTGGAACAACGTATCCTCGCTTAATGTAACGATGGTACGACTATTCAACATCTTAACTAGCATATCAAGTAATGTCTGCTCTAAAGCATCATAAGCATCTTGGAGGTGCGTTGATTTCATATCCACTTGATTCTGCGACATGATAACTTTTCTTCTAGGCAATCAGCATCACTCCTCTAAAGGTGGATTGTCAAAGATACCTGTCATACCTGCTCCTCTTTGCCTCATACCTTCTTGATACAATTGCAAAGCCTCGTCTTTAGGCAAATCGAGAACTGTTTCTAGCACTTTATTGACTGGATAACCTAAGTTGACTAACTTCATATAAAAATCAAGTTGCGCATCGCGATTTTGAAAAGCACCATCATTAAAATCTACGCCAATATCATTAAAAACAGGAATTGGTCCATTATAAATTTTGAAAGCTTTTCCTAGTTCACACACCGAAACAACTAATTCTTTAATGAATTTTTCTACTTCGGTGATCTGCATCGCTCTTGTTTGATATGTTTGAGAATTCTCACTTACGATTTCAGTAGCCGTTTTTGTACTACGAACACCATTTGCATCAAAAGTAAAGGTCCCAACCGATAGACTAGTTTCCATTTCTAATGTTTTCAAATGATGGTTGATAGCTTCTGTATATTCTTTTGTGCGGATTTCAGAAGATAAGTCTTTAATAGTATAATCATCCATGTTAGCACCAGGAATAATTTGAAATGTGTCTTCATCTTCGTCAAAAAACATCTTCACTTTATTATTTAGTTCATCCACACGGCTATTCATCAGCATTTCGCTAACTGCAATCCGTCGTTTTCCACGCCTTACTTCTTGGTCAAATTCATCGTAGGTACGGTTAATACGGTCAAGCGTTTTCTTGCAATTGTCACAAACTCCCAAACCAAGCGGACTATATGGACTAATATTGTTAAATCCAGATGGTTTCAGGTAAGCGAAAATAGGGCGAGATAAACCATTAAGTGATGTTGTTGACTCTAAATCATCATACAACTCACTTAATGGCACTTTAGCCCCTACGATATTTGAGTCACTCGAACGATACAACTCGTTCGTAATGACATAGCTACCACCATCCCACTCGTGAAACTCCAACAAGGTGTAATAAGTGTTTTCTCTACCGTTTGTTCTTGTGGTAACAAATGGAATCGCACACTCGCTAATATTATTCGTATTGGATTGCAACGGATAAAAGGCATCAGCTAATGCCCAAGAAAACTCCATCTTATTGGTTTGTTTATCAATATACGGGCGACAAACTAAACCACCTAGAGCGAACATCGGTTCAAGATACTTGCTAAAATTCTTTTTGAAATCATTGTGTTCAAACACACCTTGAACGAATTCGGCAGCTTTGCCATCCACATTAATTTCGCATTGCTCATTAAATACGACAGTTGCGTATTGATTAGCAACCTTTTTTAACATATTGATAGTAGATTGCTCACGCTCGATTGTCCTCTGATTACTAGTGCGTACTTTTAACTTCGGATAATCACCCTCGTAATGCATCAACGAGTTTTGAATCCGCTGATACTCTTTAGGATCCCCATCAATCTTTGGGTGATCTAAAATACTTTGTAATTGTTCCACCATACCTAATGCCTCACCGCCTCTCCTGAATAAATTTTTAATACGTTGAATAAGTCCCACTGGCTCACCTCCTAGACTGCAATACCTAACACTTGTGCATTATCAATACAAAAATATTGGAATGCATCGCATGTATGGTCATCTTCTTTTAATACAATTGGATTATCTGTATTTCCAGTCCCCTCTTTAAAGCTATAGCGTTTGTGTTCTTCAATGAATATTTGATTTGCGTTGGTATCCAAAATGTAGAACCGACCTTGAGCAAATAAATTCGTTGCATAATCAATCATGACTAACTTTTCTTTTTTAGCTACTGGATTCCAACGAATTTCGTAGTCTAAATAGTATTGATTACGTAAGGCTGCTTCAGCACTATCAATCGTGCGATTATAGACCTTCTTTCCTTTCCAACGACTATCCGACTGAGTTCTTGTAGCAAACTTATGCACCTCTTGCGACAATTGAGACGGAGCTAATTTAACAGACTTTCCGGCAGGCGAATAATAGTAAGTATCTAATAAAATTACTTTCCCTTTTGCCGTCAGACCTAGTAATAGCACTGTGGTTGCCGATTGAGCATGCCCGCCATCCAGAGAATAAAAAAGAGCCACGATAGAATCGTCACTCGGTAACTCGTTGATGATGTTGAATGTCTTAATGTTATAAACGTTGTCTTGGAAACCAACAGGTACACCTTCATAGAGATAAAGGTAGTATTCATAGTCGTTTTCTTTAATTCGATTGATTTCATCTAACATTTGTTTAGTTACAAAGCCTAACTGATCATCTTTGTAACAAGACGAATGAATCAAGTAATCTTGATGACCTTCCAATTCTTGTACCCACTCATTAATCCAATGATAGGGATTACGTGGCGGATTGTAAGAATAGAAGAAACGAACCATATCCGCATAGTCAGGTAACTGACGCATAAACGTTGCCTTCATCTGGTCAAAC